GTAGGAACAATAGGTTTTACCTTCGATGAATTGTAAATAAACAAATCTCCCGCACCGGGATCGTAAAGACCATCATATCCAAGCTCACGAAATTTTTGGTCCCAAGTCTTCTGGCCCGGACGCGGATTTACAGGCGCAAGTGATCTATCATTCAAAACGCCCTGAATGATTTCACTATGGGCAGGATCACCACTGTTCAGGATATTTGCGTCTTGAGATACGATAGCATTTGTTTCAACGCCGCCAAATTGGCGACCGTACTCGCGGTTTGGCGTGAACGAAACTGCCCTGCCATAATAACCATCACCTACCTGACGATAGCCGTGCGAAAAAATATCAGCGGCACTTTCAGGGTCTGTAAAATGCGAAACAACAGCACCGCGAAAATCAAGCATAGGACGCCCAGCCGCGTCTGTTCCAATGATTTTTGGGATTGTTTTTTCAGAACTTCCCATAACCAGCTTCAGCGCCTGATCTACTACATCACCAACTACACGGCCCCTGCCAGCGTACCCCTTCCGCCATGAGGTGTTGTTCCAGTCAATGTACTGGGCATCGTTAATGTATTCCTGCGTTCTTGCAGGAGAAGCATTTTTAAGCTGTTCAAGCGTCCAGTCTTTACGGTTCTGCACATTGCGAGCCTCAACCTCTCCAGCAGTCCTGTAGTAAGCCTCAAAGGGGGAAAGAAAATTTCTGTAGGGCCTTGCAACAGGGATACCGGAATTTTCCAGTTCTTTTTTAAGTTCTTTGACGCGAGCAAAGATAGGATACAGCTTGTCAATTTCCGCTTCATATTGGTCGGAAAGAACCCTGTACTGCGGACCCAAGTCTTTGCCTGTCTTATCCTCCAATTCCTCTATTTCATTGAACTTTTGCTTGTAAACTTTTTCATAGAACTCATTGCTTTTATTGATTGCGTCTTTCCAATCAGGTGAGCCGATTGTTGCATTCATCTCCTTCATTGCTGGATTATGAACAAGGGCATCTTCGTAAATGTTGATATCAGGATTGGGAATAGTATCTGGCGCAAAATTAAGGGAGTTTGAACCCGGAACAAAACCCTCCTTCTGCTGAACAGCATGCTGAATTTCATGGAGAAGAGTGCTGCGCTGTTGATCAGGGGTGCGCACATTATTCAAATTTAGCGCAATATATGGCTCATTAAAGCCGGGATTGATTGTCCCGCGATTAGAACGGGGCATGTAGTAACCGTTAACACTGTCAGAGGGGTCACCATAGTACCCCTTAACCACCATGTTCTTGAATTCGGGATAGGCAGCAAACAATTCTGGATGGTTAATGTACTCCGACAGCGTGGTCTTCATGCCTGACGGAATAGTTGCGGTAGACAGGTCCAGCTGAAACTTCGCAGGATCAACGGTAGTGCCGACATCAGGAATTTCGTAACGCCAGCGTCCTTCAGCACCACGACCCCATCCAGCCTGCCTCCAGATTGCGTCACGTTCAGCAGCTTGGCTCTCCATGATTTGGGCTTTGGTTAAAGCATTCTTGTCTGCCGTGCGGGACTTTGTGCCGCCGAAGACGCGCAGGGAATTGTCAGGCACCGGCACAAGGCTGGATGCACCGCCGACCGTGCCAACCGTATTGAAGCTGCGGCCCACGGCCTGTTCCAGCGGGCGGCCACTCTCATCAAACAGAGCCTGCTTGCCCATCAGGACATCGCCGGGGAACGTCACAGCATCCTTGCCAGCCTCATAGGCACCACGGGCCATGTCAGAGATGCCAACCTCGCCCCTGCCGCCCAGTGCGGTCGGGAGGATTGCCTTGGCGGTGTTCAGGGCGTTGCCTACAGCGTCACCCGCCCACTCGCTCCAAGGCTGATCATCGTACTGCTTCTCAGCCATCAGCGCCTTGCCGCTGGCTACTTCATCTGCATACGGGTCAACTACAGCGCCCTTGCCAGCGTAGCCTTCGCGGACTGAGCCGCCTTCAGCGCGCCCCTTGAGTACATCCTCCAAGCTCTTACCCTCCCAGTTAAGGGATGCGCGAGGGGCGACATAAAGCCCCTTCTCTTTCAAACCGGGGTAAAAATCTGTGGTTGTCCCGCGATAAATGTTAACAACATCATCTACTGGCGTTGCGCGGTTTACGCCAATTTCGTGATCAGCAACACCCGGAACGTGAATTATATTTTCTGATGGAGGACGCTTCGCTGCAACAACATAAGCAGGCCGCTCCATGTTTGGCTTGTGGCCTTCTGGGGCAAAGGAATTAGCATAATACTGCGCGCTGTCTGGGTCCGAAGTAAAATATGTCAGACCTTCTTGCCCGCTCATGTTGTATGAGCCGTTGCTTTTAATTTCTGAGCTACGCAAAAAATTGGCGAGTTCTTCTGCTGACATACCCCTGTACATAAGCTCAGGATCAGCCTTCAAAACCTCTTCAAGTCTGCGGGTTGGCTCAATAGGAACAAGCTTGTCTTTTGTCCCGACAATTGTTCCCTCTGGGTACTCAAGATGATCTTGGGTAACAGACCAGTATTGCGGATCATAAAAAGAGGTTTCTGTACGCCTGTAATTGCTTGTGTACGGCAAGAATTTTGCTGGGTCAGACCCTGTGCGCGAAAGCCTCGCTGCATCTTGCTCAGAAAGCGCACGCATTGCTGCACGAAGCGCATCCCCAATTATATCAGCTTTACCCGCCATTTACTCACCCAATCAAACCCGGCTTCGGCTTCTTCCCCGGAGCCTTCGGGGCAGGCTGCGGCTTCAACGCTGCCTGCATTGACATCTTCTGCACATCAGCGGCGTGCATATCCTTGTCGTGGTCCATCTTCATGGCGTCACGCTGCAAGTTAACCATCGCAAGCTTCTCACGGCTGTCGCGCTCTGCTGAACGGTTCTGGCCGTCCATCACGATGTCCTTGTGATCAACCTCAAGCTCCTTGGACTTTAGCTGAAGGTCAGCGCGGTCGTTCTCAGCACTCATCATCGCCGCCTGAGCGTTGATCATGTCAGCCGGGTTAACGCCTTCCTTGGCAGCGCCAATCTCAGACATCGTCTTCTGGGCCTGTGCAGCCTTCAGGGCGGCATCAGACTGGGTCTTCATGGTTTCGTTCGCCATCTTGGTCTTGGTCGCCTCCAAGCCAATTGCGGACGCCATAGCCTGCGGCGACATCTCACCGCTGTCCTTCTTGACGAACTCATCCGGGTTATAGCCAATCGTGCGCAGGGCCTGCCTGTTAACCGCTTTCAGGTCATACATATCCGGCGCAGTCTGGGCCAATTGGATCAGCGCCATCGTCTTCATCATGCGCTGTGTGTGGCTGGCTGTGTTCGGGTCAGCCTGCGGGATCAGGTAATAGTTCTCCAGTGCCTGCCGGAAGGTTTCCTCATCCCACGGGTAGGCCGGGGATTTGTTGCGCTGCCAGAAGCTCTCAGGATTGTCGCTGAAGCACTTCTTGAGAAGCTGGAACTCTTCCGCCTGAGCCGAATGCAGGCGCTTGTGGACGCTGTTAAGCACCTTAGTGGCCTGATCAATGATCGCCAGTGTGGTGCCTACAGGGGCGTCCTGACGGCCTTCGCCAACGGCAAGCTCAGATGTGCCGCCAACGCGCTGACCGTACTCAGCGATGTTCTGTGCCAGCGTCATGAGGGCCGGTGAAGGCTCCTTGTACGGAAGCGGCATGATCGCATCGCTGATCTTCATGCCATTGGTCTTCACAGTGGCAGAGCCGCCCGGAGGTACGCGGAAGATGTTGGTGTTCTGACGCGCGCCCTGATCGGCCATCAAGAAGCCGGGGAAGGCAGCGAACATGCCAGCATCAAGAAGCTCACGCCAAGCAGCCGTAACCGCATTGGTTGTGTTGCCCAGAATGTGCAGAAGTCCAATGTCATAGAAGCCAAGCCCCGGAACAAATGGATACTTAACAAAAACCTTGCGCGCGGTGGGAAGGTCATCGCCCTCTTCGTAGTTGCGCACAATGCTGAGAATCTGGCGGCTGCTTACGTCAACCGTGACGCGGTAGGGAACCTCAAGGCCAGAAGCCTTCTTCTTCCACTGATGCTCAAAACCCTTGATGTCCAGTTCGCAGTAACACTCATAAATCTCGCGGTCACGGTCCTCATGGTTCATGACCGTGTTGGATACGCCCTGCTGTGAGTTGCGCTCTTCCTGAGCGGCGTTCAGGGACGGCGCGCTAGGCTCAGACAGGGGAATGTCACGATAGGAGCCAATGATCTGCATCCGCTTCACAACGGACGGCTTCATCATGATGCGGTGCGTGATGCGCTTGGCGCTGTCCAGATCAGTGGCGGCGTTGTTAACGATCAGGTCTTCAGCGTCAATGCTCTCAGACACTGGGCGGTTGCGCAGCGGGCAGAAGTAAACCTTCTTGAAGCCATCGCCGCCAAAGCCCACCATGAACAGCATGCGGTCGGTGTCCGGGTAATACTCCGTAGCCGTGACCGTCAGGTAGTGGTTCATGTCCTTCTCAAGCGCGCCTGCCAGCTTATCAAGCTCCGCGCCAGAGTTGTTGCTGTCATCCCTGATCTTTACAGGGCCATCAGTCGGCAGAAGCTCAGAGCGCGCGTTTGCCTGAAAACGCAATACAGCCTCAAGCAACAGCGGGTGGCGAACTTTGCTCATTCCTTCAACGGGTGCGCCATCACTTGAACCCTGCACGCCGGGAAGCTCAATCTTCAGGCCAAGGAGCTTCAGGCCCTGAGCGCGGTCTTCAATCCAGTCGGACCTTGTGCTGATGTCCGCCTCAATGCCACGCAACAGTTCGTCGGAGATGCGCGAAAGCTCAAGGTCATCAATTTCTTCAGCTAGGTTGTCGTACCACCCGGCTGGCTCTCCATCATCGTCTCCTGCGGAGGAGACTGGACCTCCGTCAATACTGACGGTGATGTCTCCGTTCGCGTGTTGGATACGCATGACGTTCCCTGCTTCGTCCAACTCTGTGTCTGAACTGCCCTCATCCGCGTTAACAATGACAAGATCATCTAGGTTGCTCTCCTCTTCGGCGTCAGGGATCAGGCGGATATTCGGGTTAAGACCGGGAACTGGCATCAATTGGCCCTCTTGTCATTGCTTAAGAGGCCCTCAAGAGCCTCTACACGGCGGATAGCTTCCATAGCCGCATCTTTATCAGATTTTGCGTCGATCTTAAATATAAATGGCGTATCAAAGCCTTCCGCCAAAGCTTCGACCGTGTATTCGCTGCCAGTGCAGTCAGTAATAGAGGCTTGGACGCGGAGCATGTGCAGTATCCTTACACCGGATACAAAGGTTTATCCCCTGAATTACCTTTGAATGCAACACTATCAGCAAGCTCAGAGGTTCTTTCAGCGCCGCGCGTTAACATCCCGGTCGTGCGCAGGAACTTCAGAGCCTGAGTTACAGTGTCAACCAAGTCATCGTGCTTGGCCTTCGGGAAGCCAGCGCACTCCGTGATGACCATGTCAGCCCATGAGAAGTTAACGGGCGCGTAGATCAGGCCATCAGCAAACAGGTGCTGGACGCTGTAGGCGCGGGCAACCTTGTCCTGCCCCTTGGGATCGACCAACTGGACGCCCCAGTCCTCATAGCCGTACATGCGGCGGATTTCCTGCGCCACGCTGATGCCAGCCGCCTTGTTTTCCAGCAGCATGTGGTCAACCTTGAACTTCTTATTGGTGGCCGCGATCTTCTCAACCAACTCATGAAGCTCAAGCTTAACCCGCCATGCGTTCATTAACATCGCGCGCGGGACTTCGTTATCATCTTGGAAGATGCCCCACACGGTCATGGCGGAAAAGTCGTTCTCCTCCTTCGTCGTGTAGGCGGTATCGACTGAAGCCAGAACGTAATCGACTTGCGGGTAGTTCTCCTTGTCCCACTCCAGCCACCAGTCGCGCTTCAGGATACCGCCGCCCTTCGGCTCAGGCCGCTGTTGCAACTGACCAGCAGCGCCGAATGGGCCAAGCTGACGCTCCAGTCTGGTGACCGATTCCTCATCGTAACGCTCTGGCGTTAACAACTCGCCTTCCTCTGTGCGAAGGTCAGACCATCCAATTGCGTTAGGGTAGATCATAGCGGCGCGGTCGGCCTCATAGCGCATGGGCAGCATGAGATGCACCCAATCCTGACCGGCGTCACTGGACAAGATGTGACCAGTCAGGTCTTCCTCATGCAATCTCTGCATAACTAGGATCATTGCGCCAGTGCGTGGGTTGTTAAGGCGGGTGCTGAGTGAGTTGTCAAACCATTCCAGCGTAGAAGTACGTACTGCTTCGGACTCTGCTTCCATAGCGTTGTGCGGATCGTCAATGATGATGATGCCGCCGCCTTCGCCGGTTAACGTGCCGCCGACTGATGTCGCAAGACGGTAGCCGCCCTGATCGTTGTCAAATCTGATCTTGGTGTTTTGATCACTGGTGATCCTGACGCGGTTGCCCCAGTAACGCTGATACCAAGGGCTTTCGATCATGCGGCGGGTCTTGACGCTGTCGCGGATGGAGAGCGTCTGGGCATAGGATGCATGGAGGAACTGCACGCCGGGACCGGATGTGTCGGTGTCTTCCTCCTGCGCCCAGACCCACGGATCGAACGCGACCAGCATGGATGACTTGGATGTGCGCGGCGGCTGGTTAATGATCAGGCGCTTAATCTGCCCGTCCTTGACCGCCTTAAGATGGTAAGCAATGGCCTCAAGGTGCCAGTTGTCCATGTAGGGATTTGGGTCAATGTACCGCCAGCCTGCCTTCAGGAACTCATACAGGCTGCGCTCATAGTTAGACGCCTCAATGTCCCGCATGGTCGCTTCGGCATCAATGGGCCGCGATGGGTCAACGATCCCAAGATGAGCAAATGCGGATGGGTCAAGCAGCATGGCTAGATAGTTAACTTATGTACGCTGTCTATTCAATGGGACACTCGCTCTTCTCCTCTTCCAATGCTGCGCGTGCCACTCCGGTTGCGTAAAGTTCTAGGCTATGGCTACGAATGTCCCGCAGCGCCGCCTCAAGCTGCTTAATGCGCGCCTTGAGTGCCTCCACCTCAATGTCCAACTGCCTCATGTCACCGCCTCATATGTCGCTGCGAAGATGTCTGGCTTGCAGGGGTAAAACTCACCCTGCACGCCCATGATCAGGTAATCCTCCAGACGGCCAAACATGCCGCCTTCCAGTGTGTCGATGTAAACGCCATTCATGACAGGCTTGACGCGCTGGACGCTGATGGCGTTGGCGATAGGCTCAGGCTGGCCCTCAAGGCCATAGTGCCGGTCAACAATGTCTTGGATCAGCCACGCATTAACAACGACAGGTTTTTTGCAGTACCTCATGGTTTCTCCTCTGCGAGTGCTGCGTTGGCGATATCTTGGAACCATTCGCTACAGCTATCGCGCTCTGTGCTGGCAATCTCCCGCAGCGCCGCCCGCAGCCGCTCAATCTCAGAGGTCATCCGCTTGAACGCATCGCCAAAGCTGGCGTTGTCCTCCCGCTGGATAGCTAGGGCGTCCCAGACATCATCCAGTTCGCGGTTCAGACGTTTGATATCGTCGGCGGCGCGGTGCAGCAATCCAGCAGGCACAGGCACGACCGTTGTCGGCGTCCACCCAATGCCTTCCTGATCACTGGCTCTGAAAAGTAAATCCCTCACAATGTCACTCATCACGCGCCTCCGTAGTCAGGGGGAGGATAAGTGCAGGAACAATGTAGGTTTGACGCCGCCCATCGTCGCGTAGCGTTTTGGCATTAGGCCACGCATTGAGGGCTGCGGCGATGGCGGCGCGGGCTTCTACAAGAAGCTCCCGCTGTTTGCCACGGCCAAGCTCCTCATACGGAGGCAGATGCCCTTCCGTTTCCAGCATGACCCTGTACAGGCCCCAATGCTCACGCTGAGTATCCCATGTGGCCCTCGCAGCAGCCTCCACCACTTCGTCCGGTATCTGTTCAGGGTCAATCATTAGATGACTCCTGCGGCAGGACGATGACATAGTTGTCGTGCTGCATCCCCGGCCACGTTTCAAACAGCGCAATGATGGCCGCCTCTGCCTGACCAAGCGTGCCTATGCGCCAGTCATCGTTAACCTCTTCCCACGGCGGCCCCTGCATCAGGGCAGAGCGCCAGTGTTCGTAGATGGCCTTGGCGACCTCCTCACGGACTTCTGGCGGAATTGTAATGGTGAGTTTTGGCAACTGGGCTGGTGGGTCTGCCGCCATGCCTTTGTGCGGGTTGTCGTTAATATCGTACTCAGCGCCTACAGGGCCTTTTTCTTCCATAGCTACATCTCCGGTTATTAACGTAAGAATATGCCTTCGTTGTCCTCTTTGGGCAAATCGTCTTTGGGTTTGTTAACACGAAAATGAACTTCGCCGCCATCATGATAGTAGCTGACGATGGTTGTGCCGAAGTTCTCGCCGCCGCTTTCCTTGACGGTTGCGATGACTGGGCGCTCACAGAACGGGCAGATGGGTTTACTTTTCACTGCGCAACCTCTCAATTTCACGGCGAAGCTCAATAACCTCACGCATCAGGGTTACGTTCTCTTGCTCTAGCTGAATGCGCGTCTTTCTTGCCAAGTCGATTGATGTCTTAGTTCTTCCCGGAATGGGAAGGGTGGTGTTTTCGTCGCCTGTTAGCCTTTTGGCCCACCCCTTCTGAGGCGGCCACGGCACACCCCACTCCTGAAGCTGGGCCTTAGTCCAAGACCCGCGAGGCGTTCTGGCGGCCATGATCTCTTCCAGAGTAATCTTGCGGCTGACCATCAGGGCTTCCACCTGTTCCGCCTGAGCCTGCGGGCCATCGTTACTGCCTGATACAGGTAAAAGGCCATTGAACCTATCCAGACAAGCCCCAGTGCAATCAGGCTGTAGTACATGATGTCGATGCCGGTCATTCTGGCTCCTCCTCTGTGTACTCCGCGTCTTCTGCTTCACTCTGGGCCGCCACTAATTGCAGGGCTTCATACAGGGCCATCTGTGCCTCTGGCGTCATGGAGCGGGTGTCGATGACTTGGGGCTGGATGAGCGGCGTGCCGTCAGCGCCAGTGATCTCAGTCATCTTGATGTCGCCCCACTTCTTGCGGCGTAGCCTTCCCATGAGCCAGCGGCGCTCTGAGACGGCAAACTTGCGCTCCTCCAGATCGGAGTTGGCATAGTCTGGATGCCGCCTGTCTACGATGTCTATGATCTCTTCTGCGAGTAAGTCCTGCTGGATGTTCTTCTGTACGTGATACTTGTTGCCAAATTCGGCGTCTTCCTTGATCCGGTCCATGATAACGTCATATGACGGGAACGACGAATCCTTAAAATCCGTGGCTTTTGCAACCTCTACTATGCGCCTGATGCTACTGCCCCCGGCCATGTGGAACCAGATGAATTCTTCCATCTCAGGCGTCCAGTGGAATGGCGGCCTTCCCACCTTCTTGATGGGTACGACATTGTTGTCTGCCTTCTTAGCCATGCTGTGAGTATACCCGATATTTTTACATCTGGGGGTCTATTTCCACAGGAAAGGTGTTGACCTGTCCACCAATTGGTATATGAAGGTGGGCGTAGGCCGCTTACGGCCCCCAGTATGGAAATTAACATGCACCTCACTTTTCCGCAGTCTAAGTTCCTCCGCACCGCCGACCAGAACGGCATTATCCGCATTTCGCGCCAGACTTATAACAATCGGTCGCTTGGTGGTAAGGCTATCGAAATGGCTTACCGGCTCCGCGATATGGGCGCTCTCACGCTGGAGAGTGTCGAATTCCGCAACACCGCCAAGTGTTCCATCAAGGATCATACGTTCGTCATCACTGATGCCGGTCGTGCTGCACTGGTTGATCGCACCCGCATCAGCGCCCTCATCGAAAAGCTGATCAGCGAGGTATCGGCATGAAAACCCTCACTAAGAAAAGACCCAAGGGCCTGAAGCGCAGCGCCGACCTGTCGCGGCATTTCAGTGTCTTCAATAACGCCGAAGCTTATGCCTATCTCAAAGACATTGGCTTCACATCCAAGGCAGGCCAGTGGACATGGCAACGTGGCAAGGACCGCGCCTACATCGTTAACCCGGAGATGGGTTTCCTGTTCGTTGATGTTTTCGTGGAATAGGCCGAAACCGGCGCAAGCCGGTCTGCTGGTAATGCCAGCACTGACGATGGCCCCTACTGGAGATACCTTATGCAGATCATTGAGACATTCCCCGCCCCCGATACCAAGGCCGGTCACCTGTTTTGGTTGCCCGCCTATGTGCGCCTCGCTCAGGAGGTCTACAAGGGCTACAAGAAGACCGGGGAGACGTTTGAGGCCGCCCGCTACCTGAGCAACTGTGCAGCCCGCTGGGGCATCTCCAAGCGGTGCGCGCAGGCCATCATGACCGGCGAAGCTACCCATGAGATGAATTCCGAAACTGTAACCATCACACGCACCGTTAGGGAGGAATAAGCCATGATGATCAATGTCACCCAGTATCCTGTCGCCGCCATGCCGCCTGAAGAGCGGGACTTTCTTGGCCTTATGGAACTGGATCAGGAAGAGCCGCCCCTGACGCGCGAAGACGCCATCCGATTTGTGGATGGTTGGGTCTACCGCGTTGTCCTGTTGGACGATAATTTCCCTTGGTAACACAACGACATAGTACCAGAATCAGCACATGAAGTCACGCTCCAGATTATTTTTATCTGGGGCGTTTTTGCTGTTGACCCATCCACCAATTGGTATATGAAGGATGTGTAGGCCGATAGGCCCCCAACATGGAGAGTATTATGACCACCAAGCTTACTGTCGGATTTGACGCAATCTGGAACTGCTGGATTGCCTACGAAGGTTCCACCCCGGAAGATAGCCACGCCATTGGCGAAGGCTCCACCCGCGAGAACGCCATTGCTGACTACTGGCACAGCCGCCATGACGGCAAGACCGCCTCGCTGCTGGAACCCTATGACAACGGCACTGACCAGTGGGCGCTGCATGACGGCACCTATGTCGTGCGCTTTGACACCCGCGAAGAGGCGGTCGCCTATGGCGAGGCCCACCAGTACATCACCAGCCCGTTCGTGAAGGAGGTTTGAGCCATGAATTACTATCGCCTCACGTTTAAGCGCGTCACCGTGGCCGATCCCGTTAACCGGCCATTAAATCGCAAGTGGGAATGGTTCGACCTGATCTGTCAGGCCCAGAATCGGGGCGAAGCCAAAGATCATGGCCGCCATGTAGCCCATGATCAGGGAGTGGATTTCGTAGACGCTATCAAGCTTCTGCGAGTTGTCGGTGCCGCCAAGATTAACCGGGAACCAACATTCCAGAGGTTGCCATGAGCCTTTTAGACGATGTTAAGGATTTGCCGCCCAAAGTGTGGAGCAACACCGGGATAAAGCCGCATGTCACGAAGCAAGTGCAGGCCCTCGCGCCGCGCGCCCGTCAATTTGTGTTTGATGAGGGCGCATCCAAACTGGTGGGCGAGTTTATCCGCGACTGCCCGGACATTCTGGTGGACCAAATGCAGTTTGCTCGCCAGCCCTATGACATCACCTACATTGAGGTGGATATTGACGCCATGTATCAGACTATGGGTCTACGCATAATTCACACAGGCGAAAAAGACTGGAAATTTGGATTTCTCGCTCATGGCGGCACCGTTTACGTCATAACCAACTCACAACAGCGCCCAGTTGCCCACCTGTCTCCGACATGCACGTTTGACTATGAGTACCGCCCGGTGGCGTCAGACCCGCTGTCAGACGATAGCAAGGCGTTGCTAGGGTCAACATGGAACGTCCTGTCAGACGCCCAGCGCGATGCCTTTGCCCAACGGTTTAATGTGGGGTTTCTAGCGTCTGATAAATACGACCGCGACAAGGCACTAAAAATCATGTTGCCCGCCATTGCAGGCGAGGCACGGGTGTATGTGGCCTGCCTACTGTTCCTCTATCAACGGCGGCACCTGACGTTAACAGATCAGAAACCCCGCCGCACCCTGAGCAAGGGCAGGCAGCGGGTCTATATGGCACACACGACAGTCACCATCCACCTGTCACAGTACATAGACCTAAAGCATGAGCTAACTGTCGGGCATGATCGTTCAGCACCCCGGCGGCATGAAGTGCGGACCCACTACAAGCACCGACAGTTGACCGCTGGCTGTGTCCATGAGTGGGTGCGGGTAGAAGACGCCGACAACGAACAATGGCGCTGTACGGTCTGCGCTGGCCTGCGGTGGCTGTGCCGCAACCACCTGCGCGGTGACGGCTCTATCGGGTTTGTAACCAAGAACTATAAGGTGACACTATGAGACGTTATGAACCCTGCGCGCACTTGCGGCCTGCATACGATAGGTTGGAGGATGCCTTTTACATCAGCCGCGATCCTGATACACATGAAGTGTCATGGCCGCCTACGCGCATGATGGATGAATTGAAGAGGCTTGGGTTAGTAAATGCAGATTGCCGCGAGGATCGCGTGGAAACTTCGGGAACGCCCCGCTGACTTTGCGGATGATGCCGCCAACCTGATCATCCATCAGGAATTAGAGATCACCAAGCTACGCCACGCCCTGATACAAATCGCTGAAGGCAATGACCCGCTAACTGTTATGCGGAGCATTGCCCGTCAGGCGTTGAACAAGAAGTAGACGCCAATCTTGCGTGTTCCTTCTTGTGGCAATTAGAACAAAGAACCATGCACTTGCCAATCTCTTGCTCAAGACGCTTTTGAGACCAACGCCCCATCCCGACAGCAATATCTAAATCTTTTTCAGCCGGGTCTTTGTGGTGAAACTCAAGGCAAATAGGGTCTTTTTCACCGCAATGAGCGCAAATCATACAAGATTTTAGCTCCTTGAATTGGCGCACTCTTTCGTCGCGCCATTTCTTGTTAATCGCAACACGGCGATCCATGTTCTTGCGAGTCCACTCACGTCCATATTCTTTTTTACGTTCCGGTGTTTGCATGGTGCCTCCACAAGGACTTGAACCTTGCTCTACTGATTACAAGTCAGTTGCATCGCCGTCAATGCTTTGGAGGCCGGAAATAAGTGAAAGAATTTGAACGCGCTCTACCAACTGAGCTACGCCAGCCCTTTGTTAGAATATCGCTTTCATGAACCTGAAAGCGTTGTCCTGATACCGGGCGTGTAGCAACTGCTTGGGAACAACAACCGTCTCAATTGTGACCGTGTTTGGACAGGCCATGACTTCAGTGGTGTTGCTGGCGTTGTTAACATCCGCCGCGCTGATGCATGGAGCGATCAGGATCGCCACGACCAGCTTGCTCATCCCACCAGTTTCGCGCGGAAGTTAACGTCATGATAGGCGTCCTGATCCCCGTCCGCGAAGGCGCGCTCAGTGCCGATCTGATAACCCGGCTCAACCATCGTGATGTTGGGCTGATTGCTCCCCAGAACGCGGGAGATCGCCTGATCGCGCTCCCCAAAGGCCGCCTTGATATCACGCTCCAGCGCGTCAGTGGCATCGCGGAGCAAGGTCACGCCCTTCAGCAGGGCTGCCAGTGCATCCTGTCCAAAGCGTTGCTCACGGGCAAGCTCTTGCTGCATGTCAACGATGGTTTGGCTCAAGTGTACAAGAGTAGTCATTACATCCCTCCGTTATAGTCTACATCAGTTCCGCTGGTTACACGGTTAATGGCCTCATCAATAAGTTCCAGCATCTCATCGATTGCCATGTCATATCCCACATCCCGGTCATCGAACGGGTAGGAGATGTTCCTGCGATCCACTTCCGCCCTGAGCGCCTTCAAAACATTCAGGGTGTCTGACTGCACCGGAAGCCATTTTGTAAACAGCTTGCGGAGCATTTAATTCACCGACTGGGCAGACGGAATGATTGTTATCGCGCTCATCAGTTCATCAACATCCGGGGAATCGTCAGGGTTCTCTTCGCAGATTGCCGTAATTGCTGCGCCGCACAACTGAATGGCGGCAATCAGCAACGCCACCCGCACAACTGTCGGCGCACCACTGAACTCATACGTACCGTTAAACCTGACACCCGGCTCACCCCCCGGAAGTATCATAAGCCCAATCGTAGCTACTTCCTGCACAGCCATCTCCTAATTCCCCGAAAT